ATTTTTTTATCTTTTAGTTTGGCTATTAACTTCGCAGAACCTTTCTAAAAGGTGGATCTTTTAGTTTGGCTCCACCTTTCTAAAAGGTGGATCTTTTAGTTTGGCTCCACCTTTCTAAAAGGTGGATTCAAGAAGTGGAACAGCATGAATATGTCTTTCCAGCAACTGGATTACCAACACATCCTTGACCCTCTTGATATGTGCAAACACCATCAGTAAAATAATAATTATTGGTACCTAACTGACTTGCGCAATAGTTACACATCCATGCACAACCTGTTCCAGAAGTTACACTAAACTGAATACATTGGTTTGTAAGATTATCTTCAATTGTACAAACTTCTTTAGCAAATGCTAAAGAAATAACGCTGAATAAAAATCCTAAAATTCTCATTTATAAATATAGTATATTTAGTATTTTTATATTATTTTATCAATATATATATATATATATATATATTATGAAAAATAGAGAAAAATAGAGAAACATATTTGATACTTATTTATTTTACAATATGTGTTTTCATACAAAAAGTTTTCGGTTTTATTATTGAAATACTTTTTTCAAGTCATAAACTACAAAATAGTAGTCCCCCTTTAATGAAATTTTTTGTAAGTGTTGACGACATATTAAATGTAATAATTATAATTTTTATTTTTTATATTATGTTTTCATATAAATTAAACTATTATATTATAACCATACTTTTAATTATTTTTGCTAGTAGTATTCAATATTTTCTTATAAATAGAGATTTTATTTTTTTATTTATTGAAGATAATTCTAATAATAGAATGATTGAGAATTATATTGATCTTTATTATGATAGTATTCAACATTTTGTTTTAACTATGTATATTATGTATTTATTAATACGTATTTATGGCCCATCTTTGTCATAAATTACTATCAGCAGTAATAGTATCTACTTTTCGCTTTCTCATTTGAAAATTTAAACAATACATAAGTAATGATGTATGCAGTTCATTTACGTATTTTTGAACAATTGTGCTTGTTACAAATTGATTTTCAGCTCTAAGTTCTGATAAAAATTTTTGATGAATATGAAACATATGTGTCCTGTATTGTTCCGAATACTCCTTCAATGGTTTTTCCTTTTTAATATAACAAGCCTTATAATTGTCAAATAATGTATTGGTAAATAAATGAACTTGATCTCTAAATCCAGAAAATTGTTTTTTATTTTCAGGATAAAATTTAAGAAATTCGGAAACCTTTCCTTCTTTTCTTAAAGTTAAATACTGGTATTGCAACTTTGGTTGGTTTCCTCTCAAATTTCTAACTTGCTCATATACTGGATTTCTTATTTTTGTTCGTTCTCCTGTTAATCTATTATGTAATACAACACCTACAATGTTATATGATGTATTCATTGATGCATATTTTTCAATCAAATCTGAATAAGTAGTAAATGTATATATTTCCGGAAATTGAATAGTAACATTAGTTACTTCAAAAATATTCTTCAAAAGTGTACGCGGTTCAAATGAATTTACAAAAATATTATTGTCTATATGTTCAATAATATAGACAGCTACCAAATACAATTGTGGTTTTTTAAAAGGAACAACGATTCGGTTTTCAGGATGTTGTAAAACAAAACTATAGCAATAAAGAGGATTTAACATGTGTAATACTAAATTATTTTTCTCTGCTGCTTCTAAAAACATATCTCTAAATGTTTTCTTAGAAACTCCTTTAAAAAAACTAGATGTTGCACCAGGTGTGTTTCGTGTCGCTATTTCCCAACCTCCAGTTAAACCAATTGATGAATCCCAAAATACATTAATCATAGTTCCCTCTACAAATTCTTCCGCTACAATTCCAAGAGAAGTCTCGCTGTAACTCTGAATAAATCTATCACTTGGTAGAGATTTAGGAGGCGCAAAAGAAACAATATTGTTATGACTATTTACTATTATTGAACGACATAACCCATATGTAGGTATTAAATCATATGCCAAAATATCTTTGTCATATCTAATAACACTATATCTAGCGTTATTAGATGTTCTACATTCTATTTTATTTAATTTAAGAATATTTGATTCATTTTTATCATCATGTATCATACTATTAAAACCCGGAATATCAGACAAATTGTAACGTGAAAATTGCATTCAATAATATAGTTATGAATTATGTCTTTAAACTATATTTATTATTGATTTTTATTTAAGCATAAAAATTTCTAGTATAAATATAGAAACAAATGTTAACTAATTCTACTGAAAATAAAACAGAACTAGAAATAGAAATTCCAGAACCAGAACCAAAACTAGAAACAGAAAAATCAAATGGCATGAAAATAGAATTACAATTAGGTGATATTATAGAAATTAAAAATCCAATCAATGAACAATTAAATGATAGAACATTTATTATTGACTATATTGATCCAACAAAAATGTTATTAACAGATACAGAGTCATTGAATACTATTCGCTTGAGTATTTCTCCAGAGGGTATTATTGGTGATGGAAATATTACATATATTGCAATTATTAGTCGCAACGAATCCCGCAGTTATGCTCAGCAAAATGGTTTATTACCTGGAAAATGGATAAATATTTATTTTGGTGGTGAATTTCCCACTATTATAACTGGAGAAATTACGAATTTAGAAAATGATATGATTGAAATTAAAAGCATTGATGGTGATATTTTATATTTAAATTTTGATTATCAAGGTTTACCTGAGGATTTACCAATTGAACTAATTGAAATAAGAGAGGAACCTTTACAAAAAGAAGAATTACACGATGCGAATCCAATGGAACCTGAAATATTAGAAGATGAACAAGAAGTTATCCCTGAACTAGAAGTAGAAAAAAGAGTACTTGGAAATGAACAACTTGAAATACCTATGCAAAATGTGAAGGATCAATTGAGAGAATTTATTATTAAAGCAGATCAAGTTAAGTTTGGAGAAGAAGAACTAGGAACTATTATTCAATATGTGGACGTATCTTCTAAAAGTCAAAGGTATAGCTTGGAAACTCAGTTAAGCGATTTATTAGACGAACTTCTCTCTACTATACCAAGTATACAACGAACATCAAGAGTACTTAATAATATTCACATTATGATTGAGAGATTTAAACAATTACGTTCTAATTTTTCATTGTTTGACAAATATGGTAATGTAGATGGTCCACTTGTTAAAGAAGCATCTTATAAACCATTACTTGATTATTTTAATAACTTTAATAAAAATTTGTATTGGATTTTACCTGTTGTTAAAAATGTTAAAAAAATATACGATGCAGAACATATTGATGAAGATAATAATGATATTGAAAATATTACTCTTTATTCGCAAATAGAAAATATGCAAGAGTTACTTGAAAATTATAAATCAAATAATTTGCCAGCAGAACAAAATAAATATTCTGCATTGTATTCCGAATTAAACCCTTATTTTACTCCATTTTCTAATGTACCTGAAGAGTCAATGTCTGATATACTTATTGAAAAGGCCGTAAATGCAAATATTAATATAACTATTGATAATTTAACAGAGATGTATTCATCTATTTTTAGTAGTAATGCTGTAAGAAGCCGACGATTTATTATTTCAAAATATAATTTAGCAAATAGTAAATTAGATACTATTGATTCTACAGGAGCAGTACTTGTTACTATTAGAACAAATATTACTAGTAATGATGTAATGGATATTAAATCTTTTTTAACATTACCTGAACCAGTTATAAGATTTTCACGAATTAATCTACCTGGAACCAATATATTGGATAAAACAAATTTAAATCGCGTATTTTTAAATTATTGGCAACTTTTGAAGAAAAAAACTGATATAAATAATATTTTTATAGATAATTTGGAAACTGAAATTGATTTTAATGAACAAAATTTTGTAGATAGTATTAAAAACTATGTTTTGAATTTGAATTACGAGGATGTTAAAGGACTTACTAAAGCTGAAATTTACGAAAAGTTTGTAAAAATGATTGTTCCTAAAACAAAAGTGCTATTTAACTTAATGAAAAAATATATTATTGGAAAATTATCTATTGTAGATGTAGTATCTTATTTAGAACCATTTTTAATTTATAGTGACGATATCACTTATATGCAGTACAAAGAAATTACTCAATTTATTGATGAAAAAATTTCGCAATATAATAAAAAATATATAGAGCGCTCTAGACTTTTTAAATCTCTTTCTACCATTAGATCTGATCAGCCTATATTTAGCATTTCTTTTTCAATTATTGATATTATTGATAAAAATTTAAGAAGTGAAGTTTTTGATGAAGGTTATGGTTTTAATGAACCTGAAAAAACATTTACAAATTCGGAAATTTTGCGTAAGTTGTTAATAAAAGATTATTCAAGATTGTATACTGCTACACTTTCTTTACAGAGCGCACCTTTAATGTTTCCTAGTGAATTTTCATCACTTTTTGAAGAAGAGAAAAATAAAAAACATGAAGATTTAAAAAAAGAACAATCACAAGATAAATGTAAAACTATTTTAGTAGCCAAGTATTATTCATCAATTGAGTCCCTAGAAGAAGATAACGGCAAAATTATTTATTTTGACAAAAAATATGATAAAACAAATTATGGAATATTAGAAGAAAATTATCAAAAAGAAATATTCTCATTGTCTTCTGACGAGCTAAGAATGCATATTATGAAAGATCTAATGGGAAAGAAAAAAATGGCTGAAACAGATGCTGATTATTTAGCTACAACATTAGTAGATGGTTACAAGGCAGTAATAGATGGTCAATATGCTATTTTATATAAAGGATATAAAGAACTTAGTTCCGATGAAGTTGATTATTATGTTCGTAAAGACAATAAATGGGTAATTGATAAAGATGCAAATGAAGAATATATTAATACAGATGAATCAGCTGTATTATGTGACATACAAAGTCAATGTATAAGCAAACAGGATAATAGTAAAGCGGATAATACTTGTGAAAGTATACAAGTAAATGAACTAGAATTGCAAACTAAATTATTGAAAGATGTTGTTAATGAATTTGATAATAAATACAAAATGACAAAAGAAGAGTTTGAAAAAAATATAAAAAGCAAATTTGAATATTTTTTGAACATTATGGTTGCACTAAATAAAATAGAAACTGAAAACATGTTAAAATATAATAACCAAAAATATAAATTAGGTTCAAATTCAAGTGATGAAGCCTCACCAGTTGTTTCACCTTATCAACAAGTACTAAATTTAATCTTAGGACAAAGTGATATAGTAAAGAAACAACATGATATTATAAAATTTGTTAACTCATATACGAGAGAAGCTGATTTTACGTTGGTTACTGAAGATAAACATTGGTTATATTGTGAGAAAAGTTCTGTTAAGTTATTACCTTGTTGGAAATTTAACTTGGCTACTGCGTATGTAGTAGAAGGTCCTGATGGTTATGTAAAATATTTAGAACAAGTGAAGTCGCATTTTGGAATTATGGATGAAGGAGGTGATTGGTGGTGTGATAAATTTAGTGGATGGCCTATTTGCAAAATTGATTTTGATATAGAAGAAGGTTACGAAGCAAGTGGATTTAAATCTTCATCCAGAGCTTTTATGGAATCAGATGCAGGTAGTAAAATTTTAGCAATTGCTTCGCAGTCAAAAGTTCAATACAATACACCAGAGACCAAAATGATAAACAATATTGTAAATGCTATATCAGTTGCAATGGGTATTAATATGGAGTCCCAAAAAGAGTTTATTATAAATGTGGTTATTGATTCTATTCGTAATACTGTAGAGTCAGAAAAAGATTACAAACAAAAGGTTAGAGAGATGGCAGAAAAAGGGAAAAAAATACCTTCTTATAAAGATTTTTACAATACTGCTTTATTATACTATACATTAGGCGCTTTTTTAATAGCCATTCAATCTGCAATCCCATCTATTAAAACAAGAAAAACGCATCCTGGTTGCATTCGCTCTTTTTCTGGCTATCCATTTGAAGGTACAGGTGACTTCAGTAGTGTTACATATTTAGGATGTGTAGCATATGATATTCGGGAATCCGGGGAGCCATGGCATGTATTAAAAGGGAAAAAACAAGAACTTATTATAACAAAAATTAAAGCAGTTATTAATGATGTTTTATTGTTAATTCCAGATGTACAAAGAAAATTTGAAGAAAAAACTGCTTATATATTAACTAGCTCATCTGATGTTATTCCTCAAGATCATGATATTGCTAAGTGGTTACAATTTTTGCCACCATTATTAAACTTCAAGGTCAAACATTTACTAAATGTTTCAGAAGAATTTAAAAGATCTCTTATTAGTGAACTAAGAAATGGTTCTATTCATCAAAGAGAGAAAATATTGGTCATTGATTCAAAAATAATTCAATTCTCTCTTGCATTAATAGAAAGAATTCAAGAAGTAGTCAAAAAACATCCATTACTACTACATTCATCTAATAATGAACCATATCTAGAAAATGCTTGTTGTGAAAGTAAAGAAGGAGAATCAACCATTACCTATTTTATAAATAAAGACTCTAGAATCGCTGAATATAATCAAATTGTTCAACACTTGTCAAACATCATGGAAGATATTATTAGTTATTCAAAAAGCGGTCTTTTTTATAGCAATGCAAATACTAAAAATAAATATCCAACCATTAATAACGAGTTTAGTGAAAAAACTATTTATTTAGCTTTCATTTACTTTTGTAAATTTAAGACGCTTATACCTATACCAGATAACTTATTACCATTATGTACAGATAAACCAGCTATAGAGTTAATAAATCCAAGTGATAGCGTAGAACGTATTATTCAAAAACTAAAAGATGATGGAAGAAACTATAAAAATGATCAATTTTTAAGATTGCTTCAGATTATTGGAAAAAACAATGTTATTTATACAAATTTGATGAATCCAGAACATTCTTCTATTACTAAGCTAATAAAATTATTGGAAGTAATTGATGATGAAAATGATGAAGTAGTTGAAAAGTCTTTAAGAAGTCTTATATTAAATGCTTTAGATACATTTGACTTGGCTACAACTGACTATACAAAAGAGGTTACCTATTTGAACAATTTTTTAATTCGTAACATTGGAGAAATGAAAGATGAAATTATTGATTTTGTCAAAAAAAATTCAGGTACAAAAGTCTCAAATAAGTCCATTAAAAATATGATAAAAACAATAGAAAATATTTCTGTATGGTCTGCTGATTCATCTGAACGCAACAAAGATATTCATATTTCGGATAGTACTTTATACAATTCAGTAAATTTTTATAAAAATTTTATTGATAATTTTGTCAATGTGTTTCCAAACATTATTTTAAATAATGTAAACTATAATGATGTTCATATTCCAAATTATTTTCAATTCTCAAAAACTCATGTAAACAAACTTAAAAAATATGTAAGTGACTATTATGAAAAATTAAAAACATTTTATGGAACAAATATATTATCTGCTATTCTTGTTAAAATCCAACAAACTTCTAAAAATTTAGTGATTATTGCTAATGCAACTCCTTCTTTTACAAGTATTAAAGTTGTTGGAGAAGATACTATAAAACCTGTTTTTGACGAGAGAACAAGTAGATTTTTATTTGAATATTATTTATTGCGCGTTTTTATCAACTATATTGAACTTTCGGATGAGGATTCTATGGTTGTTACTGAAGTAGTTAAAGAATTAGAAGTGACTGATGTTTTTTCTGTAGAGCATTCAGAAGAACTAGATACACGTGCAGAGTTGTCTTTTACATCTAAATCAAAGTTTGAAACATCTTTAGTCGGTGGTAATAAAAAAGAGTTGCGTCAAAATGTTGCAGAACTTTTTGTTTGTTTTACAAATATTTTAAGCAATGAAAAAGAGACTATTGATATTTCTTATGAGGAAATACAAGATAGAGTTTTTAAATTAAAAGAAAGAGAGAAAGATTTAGTAACAGATCGTCTGAAAAGAATGACAGATGAGGAGCGTAATGCAGATACTATTTTGAAGATTAATAAGCTTGGTATGTATAGCAAAGGTATGCAAAAAGGTCTGACTACTTTGGACAAAGATTTCTATGATGAAGAACGAGATTTTAGAGATCAAATGACACAGGCAGAGAGAAATATTAGAAAAAAAAATGGTGATGCAAATGATGAAAATATGGATATATTTTTAGAAGATTATATGGAGCAACAAGCTATAAACAAAGAAATTGATGATGAAGCATTTGATATGAGTTATTTGAATGAAACATATTATGATGGTAATACAGATGGTGTAGGTGCACCTGAAGAAGAATTTGAAGACTATAATAACGAATATTAAATTAGAATATTTAAGATGATAGTTATAAATTGTTTATAATTATAAAATTATAAAAAATTGTTTATTATATAAATATATAGTATGGCATCTAAAAATTATATTAGAGAAAATCCTACACTTGTAGCAGTATTGATATTTATTATTATTTTTGGCGCAATTCAAATAATGAAGCCTTCTTGTTTTTATAACAAGGATGGTAGTATTCGCGAATTTGGGATTGGATATAAAAATAAGACAATTTTTCCTATTTGGTTATTGTCTATTATTTTAGGTATTTTATGTTATTTAGCAGTTATTTATTATACAAATTATGCAAAAGTATTTTCTAATGCTTATTATTAGTTGTTTTTATTTAAACTTTTGGTGCTGATTCAGCAGTTTTTTTTGCATTTTTTTTCGCAGTTTGATCATCTTTAAATTTCTGATAATTTGCTTCCATAGTTTTAACATTATTTTTACATCCTCTAGAAGAAATCTTCAATTGAACTACTGATGTAACTAGTATTCCTGTATAAAGAAACCACATTGCTTCTCCTACATTATCTTTGGTTACTACCAATTCAAATAATGCATTTCTTTTTTCTGTTGTTTCAGCATCATTATAAGTATTTGAATTTGGACGATACACATCTTTCTTAAGTGGATTCAAAATTTCCCAAAAATGTTGAAAATTCATTGGTGTCATCTGATTTATTAAAACCGCACTATTTCCGCAAATTTTAATGATAGCATCAGCCGCTCTTTCCAACTCATTTTTGGTTGGTTGCGAAAGACTTTCTGATAAATTTTCTTGTACGTCTCTATCTATTAATAGTTCTGTAACTATTTTATTTGCAGAACTAGATACCCAATAATAACCTATTACATCTGAAAATGCAGTTTTAAATCCGGGATATATAGTTAAAACAACAAGTAGTATACCAAATATGAGTGTCCATGGTACAATTGTTATCATTCCTGCAAAACCAATATTTTCTGAAGCACTTCCACCGCATTTTTCATTTATAACATTAACGTTTATCATACATTGAATTATTATTACTGCAAAAAAATAAACTGCTAAAAAGGTATAATTATTTGTAAAATGTATAGATAATTCGTTTTCATCATTTATTTTATCATAAGTTAAGGTAGGTTTGAAGAAAAGATAGTATATATATGTTGTCAATATAAATGCTACAATATTTGTATAATTGGACATATAGATAATATGTATAAATTATTTTTTATTTTTAACAATAATTATTATGGATTTTGATAACTCTTCTAAACCAGAACTTACCGAACCTGGAGTTAAATATTTTCTGTATCAAACACTTAAGCAATGTCATATAGCACGTGATCAATTTCATAATATGGTTTTTAATATTGGTTTACTTATTGCTTTTTTATTTGTTTTAGGGTTGATTTTATTATATAAATATAAAGGAAAATTAACTCCTGTTGAGGTTCAAAGAAAAAATAAAGAAAAACAACAATATATCTTATCAAAAATTAAAAATTTTCAACAAGCAAAACGTATTGCTCACCAAGAATTAATTACTGGCTTACCTAACTGGGATAATGAACATGACATATTAAACTCTAAGACACTTTATTGAATTATCATTTGTAAAATATTAAATAATTTATTCACTCCTATTATATAATGGATACTTTACCTGATGTAAAAGAAGCAATGAATGAATACTTTAAACTTAAGAATAAATATGAAACTCTAATAATGACAAATAAAAAAAAAATAATGAATAATCCTCATCTAAGTAACCGAGAAAAAAGAAGCGAATTTAATAAACTTAAGCCAAAATGTATACATTGTAAAAGACCTGGAGGGACAATTTTTTCTACTATTCATACAGATGAAACTGAAAAAGAAGAAGCTTATAGAGAATTACGTTGCTTCTGTGGAATTATAGCAGAACCATGCAATTTGAATATTGTTATTCGTCTAGCTAAAATTGAATGGATGCCAGAACTTTTAAAAAGCATGGAAAAAGACATTAAAGATTATAAAAATGAAATTATTAATAATAAAAATAAATTGCTATTCGGTTATTTAAATACGGAAGATGCTCTTGAAACATTTGAGAATATAAAAGAATATATTAGTAGTTATACTTCTTTGTATGAACAATATTTGGAAAGTTATCATAAAATTGTAGATAATGATGAGAAAAAACAAGAATTAAATGAAGTTATTACTAACTCATATATAGAAATTCAAAAAATAAAAGATTGTATTCTTAAAATGAATGAAACAAATAATGTGCAATATGCTAGAGATGCTGTTGTTATTTATACTACAACATTAATGCCTCTATTGCAAACAATTCGCAATTTAAAATATAATGAAACTATTGTATGGCATAATGATTTTACAAATACATGCAATTTAATACAAAATAAATATAGCATTTCTAGTTTATCTTTTACCAGTTCAAATGATAAAGTCATTGCATATGATGTAGAATATTCTATTACTCCAAAGAAAAAACGCATTGTTATTGAGTCTACTAGTAGTAGTGATTTATCAGAAGAAGCCATTATTCCTGAACAAGCGAACATTCCTGAACCTATATATGGTGACGGATTAGATGGAGTTAAATGGAATATACCTGAATATGATAATTTGTGGGCTAATTTACCAAGTCCTCTTCGTATAGCACTCATTACTGATAGAGAATGGATGCAAGATTTTATGGCTAATTGTGTTGCTGCAAGAGCTTCTGGACAAGCTTGCACATTTACTTCTCCAAAGAGCCTAATTCTACCGCCAGAAATTGGTCCCGATGGAAAAGCCAATTTTGGTATTAATATATATAATCAAGCATTTGATGCATTATCAGAATCTGAAAAGAAAATATATTTAACACTTTATAATGAAGAAAATGGAGTAACTAATTATACTATGTTAGCAAATTCTATGAATACCCTTGTTACGAAGTTAGTTCAGTTTGATCGTGGTATTTTTTAAACGGGAATATTTTTAAATACATTTATAAATATTTGTTAAAATATATAAAATATATAAAATATATAAAATATATATAAAATGATATTCAACTACATTTCTTTACCAGTATTTTTAATTAGTTTTGCAGTTGGTCTATTCTTTGTTTATATTTTAGGGCCTGAAATGAAAACAATCTATATTTATCCTACTCCAGAAAATGTTGATAAAATTTTATTTAAGGATAAGGCTGAGAATTGTTTTCGTTTTGCAGAACAAGTTGTAGATTGTCCAAAGGATAAAAGTTTAATTTCTACAATTCCTATTCAAGCATAACTAATATGAATACTTTATTTTTTGCTTTTATTATCTTTAAAATTAAAAGTCTTTTAATAATATATCAATACAATGGCAATTCAATTTGGAAAATTTGTTCATACAGAAACTGGTAAAATATTAATGTCTATTTTATTAGGTTTTGGTTTAGCATCACTATTTAGAAATATATGCAAGGGTAAAGATTGTTTGATTTTTCATGCACCATCCCTTGACGATTTTAAGGATAAAATATATATAGGTCAATCAGGTAAATGTGTAAAATATACACCTGTAGCATCCAAGTGTAATACAAAATCTAAAATAATTGAGTTTGATTAAAAATAAGATTTTTGGTTTGCGTATATAGTATCATTATTATAATCATTTTCTATAATAATTATGTCTGACTCTACAAGTATTTTAGATTTACCGATGGATCCTGTTACTAATGGAAATATCAGTTTAAATGCTGCGGAGAATACTCAGCAAATGCAAGGCGGCAGTGGTGGTGGTAATAGTCTTTCTTTAGACCAAGGTACCATTAACCAAATTGTCAATAGTCTTCAACAAGCTAGTATAAATGGTGGAACTCAATTATCCTCTAGAGATATACCAATGACTACTACAGGACACAGCAATGATCCTGAAGTACGACCTAATTATATTCCACCTCCACCACAACAAAATATGGATTATATTCAAAATTATGAGCAAGCACCAGAGATGATAAGTACATATGGCAAAAATATTCAAAATAATAATTCATTAGATGATTTATATAATGAAATACAGACACCTTTATTACTTGGTGTTTTATACTTTTTGTTCCAGTTACCTTTTTTTAGAAAATTTTTATTCAGTTATTTCCCTATATTGTTTTCAATTGATGGAAATTTAAATATTAATGGTTTTTTATTTACTAGTGCACTTTTTGGTGCTATCTTTTATTTTTTTAATAAAACATCTCAATATTTTAATGCGTTTTAGAATTGTTTCATTTGTAAAAGTATATATTCAAAAGATTTAAACATAAAATAAAAATAATACTTATTCATGATGAATTTTACGAATTTAATTTATAATAATTTACTATTCTACTTTTTAGTAGTATCTTTTATTTTTTTATTAAAATACATCAATTATTTACTACAAATTTAATGTAAAAAAAATTTTATTTTATATTTAAAAGATTTAAACATAAAATAAAAATAATACTTATTCATGTTAGATTTTATACGTAATAATTATAATCATATCAGTAATTTATTAATATTTAATTTTTTTAAAACCGGTAATCCAATATATGATGCTATACTATCAACAATTATGCTTAGTATATTTAGATTAATTACAACTTATGTATATGAAAATGACTTAATTAGACTTTTATATAAATTAAATATACATGATATAACAAGTTGGTTTTATAAAAAAAATACCATTATTATTGAAGGTAGAAAAAGTTATATAACATCCAGTTATAGTTTTTCATGTAGTGTTTCTTCTATATATAGTGATCGTTTTAAGGCTATTTGGAGTTATATTATATCCAATATTGATAAAAATGATTCTATTTATAGAATAAAAGAAACTCATAGTACTTTTCAATCTTATGAAACTTGTTATGATGATATAAATAAACCAATTGATATTTTTATGGTTTTTCAAAATAGTCATTTTATTATTGATGAAAATATTTTTGTCAAAACTGAAATACAACAAGAAGCTGATAACAATGAAAAAGATAAAGTTAACACAAAAACTGATAAAATCACTATTAATATTTATTCGTATGTTTATTCACTTAGTTATTTAAAAAATTATATTGATCAAATTACTGATAAATATTTATCATCTATTAAAGAAAACCGGTTAAATAAACGATTTATTTATTTTTTGGATAAAGTAAAATGTAGTGATGAAGATACAAAATTTATTTGTTGGAGTGAACATATTTTTGAAAGTCCGCGAACTTTTCATAATATTTTTTTTGATGGGAAAAAAGAGTTGATTTCTAAAATAGATTTCTTTTTAAAAAATAGCGATTGGTATTACGAAAAAGGTATTCCTTATTCCCTCGGTATTGGATTACATGGACCTCCTGGAACAGGCAAAACTTCTTTTATAAAAGCTCTTGCTAACTATACAGGACGTCATATAGTAGTTATATCTTTAAAATTAATTAAAACAAAGAATCAGTTGGAGCAATTCTTTTTTGAAAATACATATAATGTTAGCAATGAGCAAAATAGTATTTCTTTTGATAAAAAAATTATTGTATTTGAGGATATTGATTGTATAGGAGATATTGTTTTAGATCGTAGTAAAATGAATTTAAAAAATAATGTTAAAAATCATTCTAAAAAATTAAACATTGATGATTCTAATAGTATAAAAATAACAGATGTCATTGAAAGTATATGTGAATCCAATAATGCAGTTATCAATATAAATACAGACCCACCCATAACACTAGATGATATACTAAATTTATGGGATGGTATTCGTGAGACACCAGGTAGAATTTTAATTATTTCTTCTAATCATTATGATAAATTAGATCCTGCTTTAATTCGTCCGGGTAGAATTGATATTACACATGAATTAAGCAACGCTAGTCATAATACTATTTCTGAAATGTATTATCATTTATTTGGAAAAGAAATAAATCCAAAACAATTAATAAAAGTGAAGGAATATTTTTATTCTCCTGCTGAATTAATAAACATTTATATTACTACAAATAAATTAGAAAAATTATTTTTAGAAAGATTATTAAAAAATAAAAAAATATAAACGTTTATATCTACAAATATAAAATAATATATATTATTAATTGTTAAATGGAGACAGATGAGATTAATAAGTTAATTAATATTTTTATTTATAACTTGCCTGATAATTTAAAAAATAAAAATAATCCAATAGTTATTGATTTAGTTCTAGATGGAGGTGTTTTTAATGGAAGCTATTTAATAGGAGCATTATTTTTTTTAAAAGAAATGGAAAAACGTAATTATATAAAAATTGACAGAATTTCTGGTTGTAGTATTGGTTCATTATTAGGTTTTTTATATTTAATAGATAGTTTAGATTTGGCAATTATTTTGTATGACACATTTTCTGAAAATTTTAAAGAAAATTTTAATTTTGAAATTTATAAAAATTTAAAGACGTATTTACAAGACAGAATACCTCATGATGTATGTAATAAAATAAATAACAAATTATTTATTAAATATAATAATATAAAAAAAGCTAATCAAAAAGTGAAATATATATATAAAAATGAAAATGAAATTATTGATACTATTATTCGTTCTAGTTTTTTTCCATACATATTAGATGGAACTTTTGCATATAAAAAAAAATATTTTGACGGGTTTAATCCATATATATTTAAAAAACGTTCAAATGTAAAGATTCTTTTTATGGATTTAGCTGGATTAGATAAACTATCTTTTATATTAAATATTAAAAATGAAAAAAATAATTTTCATCGTATCCTTACTGGTTTAATTGATATATACACTTTTTATATAAAACAAACAGAAACATCTATGTGTAGTTATGTGAATGATTGGAATTATTTTAATAAAATACGTTTTAATATTAGACAACTCATAGAAAGCTTAATATTTTTAATCATTTATTTTATACAATTTATTAAAAAATATATTACTAGTAATAAATATACAAATAATATTCTTTGTACAATGATATCCAAAATAACATATGATATTTTTATTATTTTCATACATAAATATTGTATATAATTTGATTTAATGAGTTTAAATAAAAGAGTATTTTATATTTCTTTTATTTAAATGGATTCCGTTGATATTAGTGATTTAGCATTTTCTTTAGGTAATTTTTCTGCAGTAAATGAATTATTATCCTCTACAACTGAAAATATATCTAATGTCGTAAATGAAATTGTTCCAAATTTTGTATCTGAATCTATTCCAGATATTGTATCTGAATCTATTCCAAATTTTGTATCTGAATCTATTCCAAATTTTGTATCTGAATCTATTCCAAATTTTGTATCTGAATCTATTCCAAATTTTGTATCTGAATCTATTCCAAAAAACATTATTCCTAGTGTATCAGGTACAGATAATAACTTTTTTCTTTATTTAGGTATAGGCCTAGTGGTTATAGCAATTGCGCTTATCTTTGCATATAATTATTTTGTTAAAAATAAAAATGTACGATTTCAAGACAATGTAGAAAATTATTATCAAGAACCACAACCTAGATATCAAGAACCACAACAAAGCTATCAAGAACCACAACAAAGCTATCAAGAACCACAACCTAGATATCAAGAACCACAACAAAGCTATCAAGAACCACAACCTAGATATCAAGATTCAACGTCTAATTATCAACAATCAGACTTTTAATACATTCTGAATAATTTAGATTTATTTTTTTTGGTTTTTCCTTTTTTTGTTTTTTCCTTTTTTTGTTTCTTTTGACTTTTATTGGTTTTTTCTTTTTTTGGTTTCTTTTCACTTTTATTGGTTTTTTCTTTTTTTATTTTTGGTTTCTTTTCACTTTTATTGGTTTCATCTGGTTTATAGTTTAAAAATAATTTTTGAAATTCTTCTTTATCACCTTTTTCTTTTAGCTCCTTATATTTTTCAGCTTTATGTGCACGATTTTCTTCAAGTGACTCTTGATGACCATAACATGTTATACTAAAACGTCGCAGTAAACCTTTTTGTTGTAGTCTATTTTTTTGCTGAACATCAAACAAGAACTTTGATATACATAGAATTCTCTCAAAAAACTCATTATAATAAGGTTTATCTGCATATAAAAATGCCAAATAGAAGCTTAACATAGTATCAATTGTTGCTACTTTTATTTTTTGACCTTTTATATTCAATACATTATAACTGTGACATGCTATCGGTTTATAAATAAAAGCAATTGTATCATTTCCTATACGAATCTCATAATGCATAGGAACTATTTCACCGATTGGATCCCGTTTTATTATTTTTGTATTTTTTATACCTATATCTTTTAGTCTTTCTTGAACTATTTGAGCACTTGTTTCTGGATCATTAGATAATACATCAAAATCAGCAATTTTATGTAATTCTATTCTTTGTTTTTTTGGCATGTATTGTGAATATAAAGAAACCGCATACCCACCAAAAAATACAACTCCTTGATTCACAAATGTATTACGTACATTTTCATAGATTTCACTCTCTTTGTCTTTGTTTTCCATCTCTCTTTGATAGTCTACTTTGTTACAATCAATAGAAGTTAATGGATGATTTTTATTTAATAAAGATAAACGTTTTAATACCTTTTCCCAACGGCTAATATCACCTGCAGGTCTTGATAATTCTAAAAACATACTCATGCGTAAAAAATTTGGTGGCGCATATAATATTCCATTTACACGAATCGCATCTTTTTTCATAGCATTAAAAATTGGTTTTGCAATATTTGTTATATCTGCAACTGGAATATAATTTACAAATACTTTATAGGTTCCTTCATGAACACCTGATTTCGCTTCAACATCAGTAAACCCATTTTCGTAATAAATATCAGCCAATTCCTTTGCATGATCTAACGCATTTGTAGTAAAAAAATCGTAATCAGGTATTTCCGCTTCTTTATTATAAAATTGGTCGTCAGATGGTAATATATTATTAATAGCAGTGCCTCCATAACAAATAAGGCTATTTTTTTGAATAAAATCCTCAACTATTTTAATAATCTTTCTAATATCTTCAGAATTTACTACACGTTTACCCATTTTTTCTTCTGCTTTATCTACTGCCATACGCAATATTGCTAATTCACAATCTTCAAATGTTAAATCTTTGCATATATTTTTATTTTTCATAAACTTCTTATATTATCATTAGATTAAATACTTATAAAATAAAAATGATTTTATTTTATTAGTAAATAAAGATAATAACTAATCATTATATAATGGCTGCACTTTCAAGTTCCCAATTTTTAGATAATGATATTTTATTTCACTTGGATAGGTTTCAAAATGGACCTATAAAGAAAAGAATTGTTAATGAAATAGTTGAGTTCAAAAAAAACAATGCTTATGTTCATTTAGAATTTGAAGAAAACTATACACATTTTCACCAGTCTACTATTAAAATAAACATTGTTCCTAATGAAGATAATAATATTTATAGTTTTATTCTCTCCAAAAACTATCCATTTACACCCCCTATAAAATTTTGTATTAATTATAAGGATTATAAACAATATTTAAAAGTAGATTCACCAAAAACTATGAATGAATTAAGAATATATAATGATATTAAGTGTTTTTGTTGTAGTTCCATTTATTGTAGTGGTAACTGGAGTCCTGGACTAAAAATGCAAAATATGATGAATGAATTTAAACAAATAAAGAAATATAGACGCGATATTATTAATAGATTACTTGCTAAAAAAATTGTGGATAAATATTTGATTCCAGATTTAAATATTATTCTTAATGAATGGTTGTTGTAATTTTAAATTTTAAAAGTATAATATTCTGAATTAATAGTACGTGTTGCATATGAGTAATTTGGATTTTGAGGCGGTGGTTCTTCTATAATAATAGGTTGATATCTTAATTCTGGAGGTTTCAAAACAAATGCTGCACCACCCTCATCAAAAAATTTAGCATTTTCAATTAGATAATTATCCACCTGTTGATAACGCATTGCTATCATTTGACATCCATAACTTCTGCATACTAGTCCATTTGGATTTTCTGGATTTATTTTTTTATCCGGAAAAACTATAGTCATTGCGGACTTATTGAAAATAGTTAATTCATTAATATCTGGGTTATTTTTAACATCATAAGCATGATAACCTCTCATATAGATAGAATTACTACATAAGTTTACATATTCTATAAATTTTTCATTTTCTAAAAATGCATCATTTGATTTATCTACAATTAAAATAATTTTATTTTGAAAATTAATTAATGGCTTCATACCTATATTTTTTCCAGTATTTATATAACTATAATTAATTCCTAACATTTTCTTATAATTACTAAATAATGTTGCTAATCTTGAATACATTTCTTGGTTGGTACTTTTAATTCTTAAGTGAATTATTATAGGATCTGTAGGATTAGGTGATGTACCATTTGCAAAAGCATATCCATCTATAGTTTCTAATACTTTTGAAAAAGGTACTGAATTAAATGTTTCTTTTACAAAATAACTATCAGATGTACTTGAAGCTACTACGGGTTCATTCTCCAATGAATATATTTCAAAATCTAAACAACGAACACCTTGTTTTATAATTGCTTTTAAATTACAAATATCTACATAGTCATTTTTATAACTACCACCTGAACATGCATTATAAGCTGTTTTTATATAATAATCAAATAATTTGAATGAAAAATCAGTATTATTTACAGAAATTGGCACTATATATCCATCAACATCTGAATATAATTTATCAATATAAGCACATTCTTTTGTTTGAAGGGAAGCAATATATGATAGATATCCCAAATATGCAAGAACAATAATAATAATTATCATGAAAATCAAATATGTTTGAAATGTTTCATCTAAACTAGTCATTAATTTTTTTGTATTTTCCCATGTAGACGCAATTGTTTGTTTTATTTGATTTGCTATATTTGGTGTATTTGAACTTGATGACATAATCTAATATATTATATTATTTTAAAAAATAAATAAAAATAATATAACTTTTGTAATACATTTTTTGTTTTTTATTTACAATTTTATTTTCTAATATAATTCGCGCCATGTTGAAAAAATATTACTTTGAACACCATAAAATAAAGCTGGAAATACTATTTCAGATAAAGTTCGTTGAAAATGGTTTGTAAAATATGAAAATACATATATATACATTATACCTAACACGAGTCCAGAAACTACGATTTGTAATATAGAAATTGGAATTTTATAGTTTTTATATTTTTTTGATAACATGATAAATAATTTATCTACTATAATACCTAGAATTATTCCAGAAACGCCAAAAATAATGGTTTCTATAGTGATAACAAAAATACTTTGTGGGTCTCTACTTATATTTGATGTAAAAGGAATGTTTTTCATATATTTTCTTTATATTATATTTTGCATTAGTTAGTTTTCGGTTATAATTCCTATAGTTGATTTTTTTTGATGAAATATTAATGAATTTATCTCTTAAATTAAAAGTAGGGATAAATGACTTAAATATAATATTGGAGTATATTATAAAAATGCCAAAGTTGTGTGAATTTGAGACTTGTCGTAAGCAGGCTAGTTATGGTGAATTTTATGGAAAGCCTATTAGATGTAAAGAACATAAGGAAGAGTATGGATTGGTTAGTCAATTATGTCGTGGAGAAAATTGTACAAAATATTCATGTTACAATTTTGGAAATGAAATAAAAGCTTTATATTGTTTAGAACATTGTTCAAATGGGATGATTGATATTAAAAATAAAAGTAAAAATTGTGTTTATAATGATTGTAAAACAAGAGCTACATATAATTATGAACATGAAACAAAAGCTATTTTTTGTTTACAACATAAAAAAGATTTAATGGTAAATGTTAATGATAAGTATTGTGAATATGAATTATGTAAAATAAGAGCCTCATTTAATTATGAAGGACAAAAAATAGGTAGATTTTGTAAAATACATAAACTAGATGATATGTATGATATCATTAATAAAAGATGCGAATATGAACTATGTAAAATAAAACCAAATTTTAACTATGAAGGACAAAAAATAGGTAGATTTTGTTGTGCACATAAATTAAATGGAATGATAGATATTGTTCATGAAAAATGTAATTTTCCAAATTGTAAAACACAACCTATATTCAATTTTGAAAATGAAAAACCTCGGTTTTGTTATGAACATAAATTAGATGAAATGATTAATGTTAAAAATAAAACATGTATTTATCCTAATTGTAAAATTAGTTGTCATTATAATTATAAAAATGAAAGTAAAGCATTATATTGTGTATCACATAAGTTACCTAATATGGTTGATGTAATTAGTAAAAATTGTTCATATCCAGATTGTATTATAACTCCATGTTACAATTATAAAGGAGAAAAAAATGGTATTTATTGTTTAAAACATAAATTACAAAATATGATAGATATAAAAAGAAAAATTTGTAAAGCAAATTTCTGTTTAGGAACAACTGCAAATCCCAAATATAAAGGTTATTGTAGTTCATGTTATCAAAATTTATTTCCAAATGATTCATTAACATTCCAAATTCGTTGTAAAACAAAAGAAATTGCAGTAAGAGATTTTATTAATTTTAATTTTAAAGGGTTTCAACATGATAAACCTTTATGGAGTGGAAATTGTGAATGTTCTCATAGAAGAAGAATTGATCATAGAAAGTTAATTGGAAATACTCTTTTATGTATTGAGACTGATGAAAATCAACATAAAAGTTATAGTATTTTAGATGAAGAAATACGTTATGATGATTTGTTTATGTTACATGGAGGAAAATTTATTTATATTCGTTTTAATCCAGATAAATTTAAGGATAAAAATGACAAATCAGTAAATCCTATGCTTTATACTCGTTTGTCTGTTTTGAAAGAAGAAATTGGAAAACAAATAAAAAGAATTGAAAATGAAGAAAATAATGAACTATTAGAAATTATTAAATTATATTATGATGAAATAAAGAATTAAAACATTTCTATAATATATATTTAGTATGGCGGGTGGTCTTATGCAATTAGTTGCCGTTGGGCAACAGAATATTATATTAAATGGAAACCCTAGCAAGACTTTTTGGAAAACAACGTTTAAAAAATATACAAATTTTGGTAAACAAAATTTCCGACTAAATTTTGAGGGTACACCAATATTAAATTTAACAACAGAATCTACTTTTAATTTTAAAGTATCGAGGTACGCTGATCTTCTTATGGACTGCTACATTTGCGTGACATTACCTAGCATTTGGAGTCCTATTTTGCCGCCTCAGGAGGTTTTAAACCCAGACGGCTCAACTACCACTACAAATTGGGCCCCCTATGAATTCAAGTGGATACAAAATTTGGGCGCCCAAATTATAAGCCGAATTACCATTAATTGTGGCAACCAACAATTACAACAATATTCAGGTCAATACATATTATCATCTGCTCAAAGAGATTTTAATAGTCAGAAACTTGCATTGTTTGATGAAATGATTGGTAATACACCAGAGCTTAATGATCCCGGAAATTCTGGTGCTCGTGTAAACTCTTATCCAAATACTTATTATACAACAAGTCCAGCCGGCGCACAACCTTCCATTAATGGTCGCATTTTGTATATTCCTTTAGGGGCTTGGTTTAATTTATCTACTTTTCAGGCTTTCCCTTTGATTGCATTACAATATAATGAATTGCAAATTAATGTGTCTTTTAGACCTATTAATCAATGGTTTACTATTCGTGATGTGATGGATTATCCAAATAACTTTCCCGTGGTTGCACCTAATTTTAATCAATATTATATGCAGTTATACAGATTTTTGCAAACACCTCCAGATGAGACTTTAGGACCTAATTCATATATAGACACAAGAACATCATGGAACGCAGATATTAATTTAAATTGTACTTATTCATTTCTCTCCAATGATGAAGCAGAAATTTTTGCCAAAAATGAGCAAAAATATTTGTTCAAACAAGTTTATGAAAATACATTTTATAATGTTACAGGTCAGAATAAGATAGATTTAGATTCAGTTGGAATGGTCATAAGTTGGATGTTTTATTTTCAACGAAGTGATGCAAATTTGCGAAATGAGTGGTCTAATTATACGAATTGGCCTTATAACTATATGCCTCAAGATATAATACCTGCATCTACTGCAGGAGACATTCCAAATACTAGTTCAAATGGTTATTTATACCCATTTTTGGGACCAGGATTGAACCCAGATGGGGCGCTAAGTGGTCTTGCTATTACCGGCGTTTATAATCCGCAAAATATAAAAGAAATTTTGGTCGCACTCGGTATACAATTAGATGGACAATATAGAGAGAACATATTAGATGCAGGCGTGTTTAATTTTGTGGAAAAATATGTGCGAACTGCTGGAAATGCACCTTCCGGGTTATATTGTTATAACTTTTGTTTAAATACTGACCCATTTCAGTTACAACCAAGTGGAGCCATGAATATGAGTCGTTTTACTAATATTCAATTTGAAATAACAACTATAAGTCCACCTGTAGATCCATATGCGCAAGTAATGACAATTTGCGATCCTGCGACGGGAGATATTGTCGGCATTAATAAGCCCACTTGGCGCATTTATGATTACAATTTTAATATGTATTTAATAGAAGAGCGAATAAATTTTTTACAAATAATTTCTGGCAATGCCGGACTTATGTATGCAATCTAATTATCGTAATAATATTTTTATTAATAATTATAAAATATTATTTATGCTGTTGAACTTTATTACCTTTTTGATCATATATCCAAATTTCATATTTATAACCTAACTCTTTTGCTGCATTTTGTTTTAAAAATATATTATTTCATTTATCCTACTTAAAGACTTTGCCATTGTTTCTCTCTACACTATGTAAGGAAATTCTTGAATTTCTGTGAAAATGGTCAAAAAAAGTTTCCTACTCATGTAGGCCGACTCTTTCATTTTTTCTTGGGAAAGTTTTTCCAGAAATTCAAAAATGGACATTTATTTTTGTCCATTTTTCAAAAACCCAAAATACTTTGCTCAAAAAGGCGACCGTTGTGACCATAATTGAATTTTATGGTCTGGTTACCAAAAAAATAATTTTCAAAACGTTAGCATAATTTTTTTATTATTTTTTAAAATAAATATTTAGGGAAATATTTTGTTAACTAATTATAAACAAATGTTATCCAAAAATTCCCCCGATTTCCCAAAATATATGTGTGAAAAATGTAACATCAAAACTAATAACAAAAAAGATTACGATAAACATATTTTAACTGCAAAACATAAAAAATTAACAGAAGTTAACAATTTGTTAACAAATTGTCCTACTAAAATACCTTTCCCGTGTCAAATTTGTAAAAAAGAATACAAGTCGCGTGTTGGATTATGGAAACATTATAAAGTATGTAAAGAAAAATTTAATTTAGAAAAACAAACAAATGATACAGAAGCATTAATTAATTACTTAATGAAGGAAAATTCTGAATTTAAACATTTATTGATAGATCAAAATAAACAAATGTTAGAGTTAGCAAAGAATAGTAGTAACTATAACATAAATAACAATAATAATTCTCATAATAAAACCTTTAACTTGCAATTCTTTTTAAATGAAACTTGTAAAAATGCAATGAACATGTCTGCCTTTATAGATTCTCTCCAATTACAACTAAGTGACTTGGAAAATGTTGGCGAAGTTGGTTATATTGAAGGAATTTCTAATATTATTGTAAAGAATTTGAATGCATTGGATGTAACACTTAGACCAGTTCACTGCACAGACAAAAAGAGAGAAACAATGTACATTAAAGATGAAGATAAGTGGGAAAAAGAAGATGAAAAGAAAGCCAAATTACATAAAATGGTGAAAAAAATTACCAATAAAAATATAAATTTAATTTCTGAATTTAAAGAGCTGTATCCTGACTGGAGAAAAAGCACATCCAAAGTGTCTGACCAATTCAATAAAATTATAATAGAATCCATGGGAGGCGCAGGAGATAATGATTTTGAAAAAGAAGAAAAAATCATTAAAAATGTAGCAAAGGAAGTATTAATTGATTCAACTTTTAAAAAAGGTTGAACCAAATTTATTATTTTTGGTTGTATTTTTAGTTATATTTTTGGTTATATTTTTGGTTGTATTTTTGGTTATATTTTTGGCTCCACCTTTCTCAAAGGTGGATTCAAAGGTGGATAGGTGAATTTGCAGCAAATGGTCCATCTTCAATAAATTGTCCAGTTAAAGAATATCTCTTTGGATAATTTGGCATAAATTGTAGATCAGATGGTTTATATCTTTTATCAAAAAGGTCTTCATCTGATTCAAATTGAGAGAACCAGATATTACCACCAAAGTTAGGCATAATAGGTTTTGAAAACATATTATTTGTAATTATTCTTTCATGTGTTCCATAACCACTCGTCAAAGAAGAATATTGTGGTGTAACTCCTATGGTTAGTTTACCGGCATCATTGTCTCCAGGTATAGGTTGTCCTGATAGTGGCAAAGGTGGCGAGTAAGGTTGACAACCAGGACAATCAATATCAGCCATACATTGCTGACCTGTATTAGAACATCTTGCATTTGGACCGCAGAAATTTGTACAACTATATTTAGTAGTTAGAGGTAAATCTACTGAATGACTAGTAGAGTTACCATTTTCTTGAACAGGTCCGGATGTAAAACATTCTACAATATAGTTATTAATTGTTAAAAAATGAATCCAGTAAAATATTGAGACTAATAAAATAACACACATGAATGCTAAAAGTATAGTATTATATTTCTTTTGAATAAAAGCCATATAATATAAGGATATATAAAATTGAGATTAGCTATTAAATAAAATCTCAAATATTTTATATCATTTTAATATAAGTAATGTTTGAATCTCCTAGTTCAGAAGATGTATCAACTGGTGCAACATCAGCATTAGATGAAGCACAAAAAGAACCTAGTACAGAAAGACAAGAATATTTTGCAAAATTAAAAGAATTTTTTTCAAATACAATAAGCTCAGGATTAAAACTTTTGATTTGGTGTATATTTAGTTTACTCGTAATATATTTCTGTAAAGTAGCGCAGTCAAATATACTACCAACAGACGTAAATTGTTTTCCATATACAGGAGAAAAAGGTCATGAGCCTGAACACATTGAACTACATATATTTACAAATTTATTTTTTATAAAACCAAGAAAAGCTATGATATTAGAATTTCCGGATACACATAATTCATTATTAGATGGAATACTTAAATCTTTAAAAGAATATAAAGACAACGCTAAGTCATCAGCTTTAGGAAATTATTTTGTTGCTATTTTAGAATCTTTATTTTTAAAGAATTTAAATTATTACAATTTTATGTTTTCATTTTTAAATCAGTTACCTGAATTTTTATTAGTATTATTTGGACCCTATTTAGCTTTTTTTATTCTTATAGTTGGTATAATAATTAACATAATATTCTTTTGTTATTATTGGATAAGTAACTTGAGTTGGCTGTGGAAGAAAAATGTAAATATTATTGTTAATAAAGATGGAATTGTAAAATATAAAAATGGTCCTCCTGAGTGGGAAAATGTTCATTGGAATGAGTTACAAGATCCAAATGATTCAACAAAGACAGTAGAAGGATCATCAGAATGGACAGCATATTTAATGGCAGTTATTGTTATGTTTATATTTATTGGAATATTATTTACATTACTCATTACGCAGGGTTTACTTATATTTGGAGCGGTGTTTAGTATATTTTGTCTTATTTCATTATTAATGTATAAAATAACATTGGCAGGTAAAAAAAGTTCTATTACTGAATTATTTGTTTATTTTTTTAAGTATAACAAGTTAATTATTATGAGTATGTTTAGTTTTTATGTTATAACAAATGCATATACATATTTGGGGTATACTCCTGCTATATTTGCAGTAATAACTTTATTTTGTATTTATTATTTTAAAGTTATTGAAATGTTTGTTCCTGTAAAAAGTGATTTAGATGAAAGGGTTGAAGTTGAAATTAATAGTACACAAGCATACAAAGTACCATGCGATCCACCACCAGAAAATGATATTATTAGTGATGATGATACAGGTGATAAAAAGGCTACATTTCGTGATCGTATGAGAATGACTACTACTAATAAGAATGAGATATCAGCAATGCCGCCAAAACCAGGAACAATCGTAACTCCTTCTCCAGCAAAACCAGGAACACCTCCAGCAAAACCAGGAACAATCGTAACTCCTCCTCCAGCAAAACCAGGAACTTCTCCAGTTGCACCAGGAACAATCGTAACTTCTCCTCCAGCAAAACCAGGAACAATCGTAACTTCTCCTCCAGCAAAACCAGGAACTTCTCCAGTTGCACCAGGAACAATCGTAACTTCTCCTCCAGCAAAACCAGGAACAATCGTAACTTCTCCTCCAGCAAAACCAGGAACTTCTCCAGTTGCACCAGG